CATTCGTACCTATTAAATAATTGGACACACCTCAAATAATTGGACACACCTACTTACCATGATTTCGTTTATAGATAGATAGGAGGTCTGTGCCTTCCTTTATAAACGCTCTTTGCGGGCCGTAAAGCCTGCCAAAACGTGCCTTTCCTGTCCCTTTTGTATATGGGTTCCAGCCTGGCGTTGATTGTAAGATATCGATAATCTCTCTAGCCTTTGCGTTCTGCAGGTTCTTCCTGTCCCCGCCAAGCACTTCACACCATATCTCAAGGGCACACACCCGTTCCCGCTGCACTGAACCACAATGATCGTCATCGCCATAATTAGCAACGTAATCTCGTCTATCGTAGATATCCATTGTCTCCCAATCTTCAGGAAGTAGCATGTCGAGGTACTCTTCAATAAGACCTACGAGTTCACCGCCTTCTGTGTGGGATAATTGAATTCTAAGGGCTTCTTCTTCAAGTGCTCCTTCAAGAACTAATGGCTCACCTTCAGACCAATATACGAACGCTTCTGCCCATATTTGGTCAATATCATCTTTCGATAACTCCCAGGAGTGCTTTGTCTTCCGGTCCTTATCGCCGGTAATTGGCCAAAATCGGCGGTTACCGGTACGGTCTTTAAGGAACATAAGATTATTAGTAGAACCGGCGAATACACACTGGCGAGGGTACTCTTCGGTGCGCCGTCCATAAGGAGAACGGAACCGGTCAGAGGTACGGCTGATAAAGGCTTTAACGATTTCATTATCGTTCTTATAGGTCGGTGCCAGTTCGGCAAGTTCGACTATCCAAGATCCTTGAATTTGTTCTAGTGCGTCTTTGGTTTTGATGTCAACGAGTGAGTTATTAAACCATTTACGGCCTAAGCGTTCTAGGATTAAGGATTTGCCAAGACCTTGAGAACCGTATAGTACAATCGCCGTATCAAACTTAACGCCTGGATCCATAACACGAGCTACCGCGCCACACATCCATTTACGAGTAACAGCTCGAATGTATTCGGTATCTTCTGCACCTATGTAATCGATGAAGAGAGTATCTAGTCTACATTCGCCGTCCCAAGTAATCCCTCTTAAGTACTCACGCACAGGGTGGAACTTATTATCTTGCGTTACCTCCTGGAGCGCATCGTCGATGATGCCTTTACCCTTGATGAGGTATTTCGTAGCGAAGTAGTTACGTAAGCACGCATCGTCAGTATCCGTCCAGTAAGGGGTTTCGTCCTTACCACGCCAAGGAAGGTCGTCAATCACGACTAAGCGGTGTGCGAATTCATCAAGTCGAATTTTACCTTTAAGTGCAGGGTCCTGCTTAAGAACGACTAAGCAGTTGTACACATCAGATTCAGGGGTACCGTTCTTATCACGCTTTAGCTTCGATAAGAAGTCCTCGTCATCGTCCGTGATATCCTCAAACTCCATATCCGCCATACGTTCTTTGTCGAGCAGGATGGGTGCTGCGCCGTCTTCGTTCACAAAGTCAATCATGTCTTTGTAACTTGGAAGTTTGGTGACGCTAGTCTCATCGGATGGGTCCTTATCTCCGAATAAGTGGATCCGGACAAGGTCAAACGCATTCACGAGCTTACCACTAATCGGGTCAGTTGCATGGTTGGAGTAAGCAAAAGTATCGTTGTCGTAAATTACTAAACCACCTACCGAGCTACCGGCTACGTAGGTGTACCGGTCTTCTACGGCTGTCGGTTCATAGACTTCAGGGAGAAACTTATGGATAGCTTCCGTGATACTGTAACTCCGGCAAAAAGCACCGATAAGGCCTTTTTTCTCTAATGGGTTACCTTGCTTCTTAGCCGCATCAAGGCGAATTTGTGATTCCTTCTCTGATGTTGGCCAAAGGCTCGTATCACGCCAGTCTCTGTAGGTACTCAAATAGGTATCTACTGAAACGAGTGCGCCTTCGCTGTGCTGGTAAACGTACTCCACATCCTTAGGATGGCTTGGCCAATACATAAGACGTTCAGCCTGGTGCGTGGATGGGTCAAAGAACTCAATGCCGATGTTATCAGCAATCCGTCTCGAGACTGCTTGATACTCATCCGGTGTCATCGGTCTATCTACTGGGATAATGACACGGTAACGAGGATTGTCAGCAGTGTGGCTGTGCGTACTATACAGTACGTACTCCATACCGCCTAATTCCATATCTAGGTCTACGATGAAATCTTCGCCAGGGTTATCCGCATCAAGAGTAATAAGGTATCTCTCTTTAACAGAGCCTCTTACCCGTCTACCCTTATTAGGAATATAGCCACCTACAAAACCACCGACGTCTTTCTTTTGACCTTGATCAGCCTTAGACATCTTGACGTATTCAGCAGCCGTTTCATTCGTTACAGTAGGCTCGGCCAATTTACTAGCCAAAGCACTCCAAGTCATTTTGTCAGACTTCCAGCAACGGGCGGAGCGACTTTTGCCCGTAGCTATGATGATAGTAGTATCCATATTACATCGCTCCTCCCTTCGCAAACTGGATATCTCTTACATACGCCGGAACGCATAAGCCGTGAGATGTTACCCACTGCGTTACAGCTCCATTAATATCGTGGTCTTCATATACGCCACGATTGTTTTTAAGTTTAGCCTGGTGTATCTCTACAAAGTCGTCCGCATCATTCCTCGGATTAACTTCGATACACGCTACTGGCTCGTTACATTTATAGACACCTACGATAGCACACGTTTCGGCTTTCACTTTCTTGATATAAGAACTTACACAGTTATTAAGCTGTATACCCATATCAATGATGCCGTGAGTAGAACCGATGGCCATGAAGCGGTAGCCGTTAACCATATCAGCTAGCACACGATGTTCTTTACGTTGTTGCACGATTTCATCTTCCACTTTATCGAACTTTTGCATTCTCGAGATTGTGTCATGTAGGTTACGCACCTGAATGCGAGTATCCCAAACCTCTTTACGGCGACTTCTCGATAACTCAAAATACATACTAGCTGTATCTCTAATATCGTGATAGGAAGGTGCATTTCTAATGAATAAGAACGCCTGGCGCTCGCCGTATTGATGGCTAAGGATATTAACAAACTTACGGATAACAGATAAATCGCGGTCATCACGCCACAATGGCCAAGACTGAATATAACTTGTATTATCAGCGTTGTCCTTGACGACATCGACCATAGCCTTTTGATAGTCCTTGTTCTTAAATAACGTAGCCATAACCTTGATGATCTTAGTGTAGAAGAAAGGTCTATCGTGTAGTAACCGGCGAACCCATCGAGCATCAGGCAAGTTATGAGCCTTGATTAAGGCCTTTACAAAGGAATCACCTTTTATCGTTAACTCTAATACGTTATCCATACCAAGTGCCTCGTTAGGGAATTTCCGATTATAGAAGTCATCATAGTCTCGTTTAAGACTATCATTGATAGCTGGTGCATCGGGAGCTTGTAATTTCCATACTAAGTTATGAAGCAGGTTATCGAAGGCTCCGTAATAGTTAGACACCTGTACGCCTTGTCTAATGCGTTTGACTTTATACCCTACCGCCTTTGATAGCTTTTTGAAGAATACTTCCTTTAACACCTTAGCGAAACGTTTTAGCTCATCTTGATGGTTATGCAGTCTGCAGTCAGGTGTGGCTACAAACCAAGATAATGATAAAGGACTGTTACTTAAACGTGCAGGAGAAACCGTCGATTCTTCGACGACATCGCTGCGTGAGCGCTTCTTGAGTATGGTAAAGGTTTTTCTTTGCTTGAAATCAAACCGTACTACATCAATGACATGACATTTATAGCCTTTGTAAATCATCCCATTATCTCCGTCGGCGTATACCGTGTCGTACTCAAATTGCACGTCCAGTTTATCGCCCCTGTCTATAATTGATAGGTCCGAGGATAAAGGAACTGTGGCGCTATACCCAACTTCTGCAGTAAACCCTTTAGCGTTGATCCGCTCACCGCATTTTGGGCAATAGAACTCATCTGATTCCCGGCAAGGCACTATCCCGAACCCATTAGATTCCATTGGCCAAAGATTAGCGAAGGAGTGTTCGCAAGGTACATGGTAATAACTTGCAGGGTTAAAAGGTGATACTTGATTGCGCCGTACCAGGTCGTACAGCCTTTGTACTTGTAGATTGAATAAGACCTTCATAAGGCGCTATCCTTTCTCTTATAACAAATCGTCTAAATCATCTTCTTCAGGAGATTCCTCAACTACTGGAGCTTCTTTCTTTTTAGTAGTGCGTTTACGTTTTGGCTTCTCTTCAGGTTTCTCTTCTACTACTGTTGGAGTAGCTTCAGGTTCTTCCACCTTAGGAGCTTCTGCTTTCTTGCCGTTTAATATCTTAAGCGCGAGGTCGCAAGCAGCAATACATCCTTCGCAGTACGCCATAGCTGTATCTTTACGTTCGCTAGCTGGTGCATCTTTTACGAGTTCATATAAGCCGTCGATTGCTTCGCGTTGTTGTTGAATTTGTTGTTTTGAGAGTTTCATAAGAATTGTCCTCCTAATCCTTCATGTAGTAAGGGTTCTCAAACCCTGCTGCGTTTAATATGAGCCCTTCGTTCCAGGGTTCAGGTTCACACATAATATCTATAACTTCTTCTAAACTGCCTTCGCCTATTGGCGCTTCGATAACCACTTCGTCGTGGATATGGGCTACAATGTTGTATCCTGCTTTTGAAAGCCGTAGCATTGATGCGGCTAGGCAATCTCTTGCCACTGCCTGTACAATGTTTTCGACGAGCTTTCCGCCGTAGGTTTCAACTCTGCCCCATGTATTCTTAACCTGATCCATACCGTCATACTCAATCGATTCACTACCGAACCGGTTAAGCCCGAGCCGAGGTCTTGCGTAGGCAAGTCTTCGTCCGGACGGTAATTCGATGAACAGGAAGCCTTTCGATTTAAAGAATTTAATATTGCCTTGTCTGATTCGTACGGGTTCTCCTGTTTTCACTACTTGCTTTGCTGCGCTGTCTGCATCTTTCCAAAATCTCGTAATTCGTGGACTAGCTTGTCGCCATGCCTCGATGATACCTGGTAGCTCCTTCTCAGGAATTTCTCCTTTTGAATCCATCGCTTTCATAGCTCCTACACCGCCACCATACCCTAGCGCTAATTCTGCTACCTTACCTTTTTGCCGTAGGTGCCCATTTACACCGTGCTTCTCAACTGGTACGTGGAACATGCTGGATGCGGAAGCGCAATAGATATCTCCGCCTTGAGCGAATACATCTTGGCGCCACTGCTCGTGAGCAAGCCAGGCAATAACACGGGCTTCAATAGCACTAAAGTCAGCTACAATAAATCGGTGCCCATCCTCTGCTACAAGAGCAGTACGGATAAGTTGCTTAATCACATCACCAGGGTTTCCGTAGAGTAGGTCTAGCATTTCTACATCTCTACTTTTTAGAACTTCCCTGGCTGTGTCTAAATCTTCTAAGTAGTTACGAGGGAGGTTCTGTAGTTGTACTACACGACCCGCCCATCGTCCACTTCGCATCGCCCCATAAAACTGAAGCATGCCGTGGATGCGACCATCTGAACATACAGCGTTTTTCATGGCCAAGTATTTTTTGATGGAGGAGTTACCGAGCACCTGCCTATTTTGCAGTACCTTGCGTACATCAGAGGGGATATCCTGTTCCAAGAGGCTTGATACATCGTCTTTTCTCATTGTTTCTAGATCATATCCTAGTCTTGCAGTTAGCCACTCTTTAAGTTGCATGGTACTGTTCGGATTTTCTAATCCCGTTAATATCTTAGATGACTCGGTAGCTTCTTCCACGATTTCGTCGTTGCAGGCAAGCGCTGCATCGACGAGTTCCATATCTACTTTCACGCCTCGCCAGTTGATATCTTGGTCGAGTAACCAGTACTCGTGCTCGATAGCAGGTGGCTTCAGCGAAAGTAAGCGTTTACGAATTGCCTTCTCTACCACTACGTCCTGGCGGTTATATTCGATATATTCCGCCCATTTCTCAGGTGCATCCTCTGGCATATTACGTGTCTTAGGATTTGACTTAGTTGGTTTTCGTGGTACAGAGAAGAACTGAATTAAGCGTTTACCTCTTGCGTCTTTGGCTTCACCTAATCGTAAAGCCTTAGACACATTATCGAGGCTTGCAGGTAAACTGCAGTATAACGCTAGTACAGAAGTACATTCCCAGTTCGTGTAATCCGCATCAGGGAAGTACTTTTTTAGACAAAGCATTTCGAATGCTGCGTTAAATGCGGTCTTTGTAATTTCTTTGTTATACAAAGCGTCCACCACCCTTTCGGGCAGTGGATCCTTTGTCATGTCAATTACTTCGACCGGTTCGTCATCGAAGCTGTAGGCAAAGAGCAGTATTTCAAATGTTGTATCATCAACGTATCGCTGAGCCCCATATTTAATAGGGCAGTCAGAATACGTTTCCACATCAATACTGAGCTCCATATATGCCTCCTTAGATTAAATCGTCATCGTCTAGGTCGCCTAAATCGTCGTCGCCGAAGTCATTAGCAGATACGTGAACGCCACCGAGGCGGTCACCATCTTTAACTTTACGAACACCATTTAGACCAAAGCCTACGCCTTTCTTACCGTTGAAGTTGTAAGCGAACACAGAAAGCGCTACCTGAGCGTACACACCGGAGTAGATTTCTTCTTCAATGTCGAATTGGTCCATTTTAATTTTGTCGCGAGTGAATACGATAGGTTGTTTATCGCTATTCGCATTAATGAAGAATTTACCAGCGTATGTTTCAGGTTGGTCAGCTACTGCTTCATCTGTATCACCATCACGTAAGTTCAATTTAAGGTATGCTGCTTTACCTTCTACCTTAGCTACTGCTTTTGGATCAGCCTTAAGTTCTTCAATCGCCCGTTCAAATGCTTTGATTGTTTTCTTATCTGTTTTGTCGATGATGATTTGAGAGCTATATTTTGCTTTGCCGTCGTCGTTTTTACGAGGTTGAGCGATGTTTGCATAGGAAAGTCTTACGATACCAGTTGTTAATTTAGCCATTGTTACGGTCTCCTTCTTTAAATGAATTATTTGTTAGCTTCAGACATTAATTTGTTTACGAGTGCTTCAAGTTTAGAAATACGGCTTTGTGCATCTTTAGCTTCAGCAATGTAATCAGAACCTTTACCAGTTTTGAACGCAAGGTTTACTGTGTATTGGTTCTCACCGCCTAACGTAGCACCAAAGCCAAGCATAATACGTTCATTAGGTCTTGCGAATACGCCGAGCGCTACTGCATTACTGTTACGGTAATGGCCGTAACTTACAGCGTAGCTGACCTTGTCATTTCTGTTGAAATCGAGTGGATGCAAGCCAGCAAGTGCTGCGGAACTTGCGCCTAACTTATTAACGCGTTGGCCAAGATTGTTGACCTTATTGTTAATGTCATTAGCTAAGCCCAAAGAACGATTTTCTAAAGTCGTGATACGCTCTTCGTGATTATCTGCCACATGTTCAAGGGCTCTGATATCGGCTGTATTAGCAGTTACCTTTTGGCCAAGGGAATTGATAGCAGATGTATTACCATTGATGCGGGTAGTATTACCTGCGATAGCTTTATCATGATCATTCACCACGTCGCCTAACATTTGAACACCTACGGCCAAGTCTTTTAGATTGTTTTGTGTTTTAATAATAGCCGTTTTATTGTTGTTAATCGCCTTTGCATTGGTTTCGATTTCATCAATCGCAGCGAACAACTGGGAGCCGTTCACAGCGTCTAATGAATCAGCGGAGATTTGACCCGCGCTAACATTCGTGAGTTGGCGGTTGTACTGAGTTACTCCGCCTGCACCAGCGCGGGCTTTAGCGCCAAAACTTACTACGCTTGCCGGTTGTTCTCCGGCAAAGATATGGCGAGTTCCGTTGATGGTAATTCCATCAACACCAACGGCGCTATCTGTAACGCTGTTAGTACCGATTGCCACCGCATTCGCTTGGTCAGCAATCGTGTTGTTACCAAATGCAACGGCATCAGTGGCTAAGGATTTGGCATGTGTACCAAATGTAAGAGCACCCTGACCATTAGACTCGGAGTTAGAGCCAAACACTAATTGTTCCTTTTGGGAACCAATTTTGTTGTTGTAGCCTATTACGGCGCTTTGGCCACCTGCCACAGTACCATTGTTAGCACCGACAACCACAGTGTCAGCGCCTGTAACATTATTAGTTCTGCCTAATACTACAGAAGATTCTCCAGATACAAATGCGCCATTGCCGATAGCTACGCTGTCATAACTAGACACACGGGCTTGATTGCCGATTGCCACGGTGTATTCCACCAGGCTTTCGGCGTGGGAACCAAAAGCGAAGCTATTACGTCCTGCTGCAGTAGCATTATTGCCACCAGCGAAGCCATTTTCACCAGTTACAGTATTATTTGTACCGAACGCTAACGCATTATTAGCGTCGATGTTGTTTTGGAAACCCCATACTGCGGAGCTTGTAGACGTTGCGGAGATAGTATTGTCTGTACCGCCTACTGTGTTATTACTAGTTGCGCCAACTACGTTTACTGCTAACGCGGAAATTGCTAATGCTGTTGTTAATGTTTTATTCATCTCTTATACCTCATCTTCAAATTCATTCATCATTGTTTCAACTGTATTAATTGCTGGGCGTTTATCGCTTTCCGGTACAAGTGTAGGCTTGCCCTCCGGTTTATCGATATAGGATTCTAAGTATTCGGCAACGCCCTTTTTACCGAGCACCTTTTGTAAGTTAGTGATACCTTCGAGTTCTCGAGGCTTGAAGATTTCCTCTTCTTTGTAGCCGTTATCGAGTAATGTTTTAGCTGCTGCATCCGGATCCGTTATGGTACGTCGTGATGTACCCTCGACTAATTTATATCCAGGCCATTGCTTTTCACCCGATAATGCCTTCTCGTACGCGAAATCGTAAACACCTTTAATCCACTTTGTGATTAAATCCTTCATCGCTAGGATGTCAGATACTTCACTATCAGTAAGTAATTGATTGAGCTTACCGCCATTCTTATAGAATGTATCAAGGCAAGTATCTGCTAATGCTCGGCAGGTGTGCCGTGCTTTACAGAAGTTACAGTAATCGCAAGGTGTACATTCGCCGATACCTTCCCAGGCGCGTTGTGCGATTGGTTTGATATCTTCGCCCCAATCAAGAAGTTCTTCAAGTGACATTTCGTCGGTAGACACACTATCAAGTCTTGGTTGAACGATCGTCATACGAACTGTTTTAATATCGTACAAGTACTCGTTAACGTCATAAGCACCTAATGCGTAGAGTCGCATTTGTGTGTTTTCAACGGCACTAACAGGAACGCCTTTACCATACTTCAGGTCAATCACTTCCAGGATGCCGTCGGCTACGATTACCATGTCACCAGTACCGAAGCCTTCAGGTACCCAACGAGAGAAGTCGAGTCGTGCTTCAATCATGGCTTCCGCATCAGAGGAACGAGCACGAGCTTCGTTTACCTTCTCTTCGCAAATATCGACATATCGATTAACCGCTTCTATCATTTCAGCAGAGTAATCATCAAGCTTAGGGGCTTTTTTGTTCTCAAGCTTATGCCGTAGAATTGCTTCAGCCAGGTCATGTGCTACTGTACCTTCCGCAGCATACGGCGATTGTTCATCAGGGAACATCGCTTCGAGTCTTGCTGAAGGAGTACACACTAGCCACCTGGCGCTACTTGATGCACCTAGTAAGGCGTGTTTCTTAGCCACGGCTATTCACCCATTCCATAATTTGAATACGTTGTTCATCGGTAGCAGATGTTACCTTTTCAGCACCGATGCTATCTAAGAAGGCTTTGAATTCGCCTTTAGCTTTTGTTTTATCAGAGGCTTTTGCCATTACGTCTTTCACTGCTTCACGAGTTGCTTCAAGGCTAGGAACTTCAACTTTAGCTGGTTCTTCAGTTTTAGGTTCTTCCTTAACTGGTTCAGCTTTAGGAGCTGGAGCTTCTACTTCTTCCTTCTTAGCTGGCTTAACGTCATTAGTTGTCCAGTTCGCTGGTTCTACGTCTTTAACAGGTACACCTACGATAGATTGGTATAGGTCTTTCACTTCTTGTTCTAATTCAACTGCTTTATCTACTGTGATTTTTAACTCGATCATTGTTCTATTCCCTTTCGGCTTAACGATGTGATATACTTTAAATGGATATTTTTCTATGTGCCCTTTACGCATTGCCGTGCGTGAGGGCATTTTTTTGCACCCAGGCACTCATCAGGAATGCAGTAATCTTTGTCAGGGCACGTTGTACAGTCTCGCAATGTCCTCACCTCCTTTCACTAGGCACGTTTGGATAAACGTGTTATTCTATTTACACACGGATGTATGTCTTTACAGTTATCGCACACTATACGAGGCTTGCCGGTTAGGTAAGACCAATTTGTGTAAGGACTTTTAATTCTTTTATTACAGAAGGAGCATCGTTTATCGTTCATACTCTTTTAGCTCCTCAATCCAGTATCCAGTGAGTAACCAAAGAGTGATACCTAGTAACCCCTGGCACATACCTGTCCATAAATCAATGCGGTCTATTTCGATAGAACCGACAGTTCCTACTACTAATATGGCTGCAATAATGCGAAGCGCATAAACTACTTTTATCATGTCTACTCTCCTATTCGTGCCTGGCATCGTTTAGCAAGCCAAGCATTAAACGAATCAACGTGGATAAGGCGTTTGCCTCCTCGTTTACCGATTTTCATGGACGGAAAGTCAAAATCTTGCGCCCATTCTCGGATAACGGCTTGCGGTACGCTAGCAAGCTCCGCAGCTTCCGCTACTGTGATACACATCTTATTCATGGCGACCTCCTAGAATGCTAGAAGCACCAGGGATAACATCACGAATAAACTAATTCCAGCGGATAAGCCCAAGGCCAAAATCCATAAACAACAACTAGCTAGTTCTAATAATTGTTTTTTATTCATAGCTACCTCCTATCTAATTTCGGGTTGTAGTAATCGGTTTCCCAAAAATCATGACTTTCGGAATCATCGACACACAACGCATAGCAGATACCAACGACTGTCGACATTTGTACTGACCGTCCTTTGATAGCTCGATTTAATGTATCCATCGAGATTTCAGCTTGTTTGATCAGTGCCGTCTTAGTCATGCCTAACTCGTTCATGCGTTCCGTAATGGCTTCGCCGAACATTCTGATTACGAATTCTTTCATAACCTATCCTCCGTAACGGTTTAACCGTAATCAACTATAAAAAAATAATGTCGTCATACGTTACGCCAAATACTTCTTGTATCTTTTTTATGTGAGGAACATCCGGGTAAGAGCGTTTGCGCTCCCAATTTCCCCAAGTATCAACAGACACTCCAATCGCTTTAGATGCCGTAAGTTGAGACCAGTTTTTTGAAGCCCTTAACATCTTTAATGTATACTTCATAAGCTACCTCCTTTCTCGATACTCACATCTTGTTTACAGTCATCATTCTACTACGGTTTATCCGTAATGTCCATAAACTAAACATAAACTATCGTAAAATTTCCGTAAAATATTGATTTTATTACGAAAATATCGTAATATATAGTTATATTAATTAATATATTCCGTGTTTGAGAGGTTATTATGAGTGATTTAGGCAACAAGGCTATTATGGCCGAGAATATTCAACGACTAATGGATAGTCGCGGAATTGATCGCAATAAAATATGTGCTGATTTAGGGATAAAGTATACTACGTTTACCGATTGGGTAAAGGGAAATACATATCCTAGAATCGATAAAATTGAACTATTGGCAAACTATTTTGGCGTTCCTAAATCTGAACTAGTAGAGAAATATACAGACGGCTATTACACCGACCGTGAAGCAGCCGAATTTGCTGAATACCTACGCACACGTCCAGGGGCTCGTATGCTCTTCTCTGCCGCTAAAGATATAAGTAAGGAGGATTTAGAAAAAGCTGTTGAATATATTGAGCTTTTAAAATTAAAAAACAAATAATACACAAGGGAGAGTGTTATATTGGTTGTAAATTTGATTTACTGCGACTTGCCACATGCCAATGCCGTGTCAGAGGAATGTGAAGATGTAGATACTCATAATATCTATATAAATAAAAACCTCCCTCATGATCGTATGAGGGAAGAAATTAAGCACGAATTAATGCATATTATTAATGACGACTTCTATTTAGACCATCACGTTAATCTAGTAGAGCAAATGGTCCGTCGAACATGTATTGATGATACCGAACTGGAGAATATAGATTTCTACCACCATTATGTATCAGTATTATAAGGGATTATATATAGGGAGATATTAACATGAAAAAGACTTTATTAATTACTACTATGCTTGCCTTAGTTACGGTTACAGGGTTCGCTAGAACTGAGGTATCTCACGATGAATTTAAGGCCTTAGACGGCCCTAAGGTACTAGTACATTACGATGACGGGAGTACTGAATTACTAGACGAACAGGAGTATCTTGAACGCACTATTAGTATGACACAAAAAGAAATGGACGACTTACACAAAGTCGACGAAGGTACTAAAAACGCACTGGCAAAATGGCAATCCGATCATGAGATACACCAGGCGCCATCTGAAGAAGTGCAACAGCCTAAAAAGAAAAAGCACTGGTATGATGACGTACTAGATTCTGTATTTTAGATAAAAAAATAAGCCCTCACCGCAGTGAGGGCTACTAAAAACTACATACCTTAGAGGTATTTCATTTTTACTCCAATACTATTATATCACATAAAACCTCTAAGGCTTATTTCTTATACTCAAATTTAAGCCTAGGAGGTTATTTTTATGGCTAAAAAACGAGTCGATGGGCGCTACCAAGTATCGAAGATGATAAACGGTAAGCGTAAATACTTTTATGGCACTACCAAGAAAGCTGCTATTGCTGAACGTGATGCCTACGTTGAATCACTAGCACAATGTGCTAATTACGATAATACAATTACGATTGAGAGATGGTGCGGCTATTGGATCCGGCTTAAGAAGGACACGATTTCACAAAACACCCTCTCCTCTTATCAATATATTATTAAAACCTATATTGTACCTTTCATAGGCTCGATACGATTAGTTGAGCTATCAGCATTAAACGTAAGAGCCCTTATGGATAACATGGGCCACTTGTCAGCACGGACCATCAGTTACACGCTAACCGTTCTTAGGGCAATCCTAAAACAGGCGGTCATGGATGAGATAATCTCTAAAAACGTGGCCACATTAGTCAAGAAGCCTAAACAAGAGCGTAAGCGAGAGATGGTAACACTATCCAAGGAAGAAGTAGAAACCTTCCTTGCGCAAATCGATGATGTCGAATGGCACGCCCTATTTAAGCTAGCATTTACTACAGGTTTGCGCCGTAGCGAGATACTCGGTTTAACCTGGGATGATGTCAACTTAAAACAAAAAACACTAACCGTCAATCAGACTGTTTTACGTATCAACGAAGCCACAACTATCTCAAAAACAACTAAAAACAGCTCGTCAAGGCGTTCTATCTCACTCGACGATAAAACTATCACAGAGCTTCTAAAACTTCGTGTATGCATCGATAAACGAAGACTCAAAGCAACAAACTGGAGAAATAATAATCTCGTGTTCCCTGGTAAGTATGGAAATCCTCGTGATCCAGCCAAGGTATCACTAAAGTGTAAAAAGTTTGCCACTGCAATCGGTAGGCCGGATTTTACTATGCACGATACTCGTCATACACACGCCACCTTATTATTGGAAGCAGGTGTAAACTTTAAAGTCGTACAAATGAGACTAGGCCACTCCTCATATCAACAAACGATGGATACCTACTCTCACGTAACTCCTATTATGGAAGCCGATGTGGTAGAAAAGATTTCAAACATATTCTAATTGATGTCAAAATGATGTCAAAAGGTACCCTGATAAAAATGATGTCAAAAGAAAAACCCGCACAGTAGTGCGGGTTTATTTGGTGGACCACCAGGGGTTCGAACCCTGGACACCCTGATTAAGAGTTAATTTTCACACTATAGATAAAGTCAGTAAATACAGTGTTTAACTGTATTTCATAGCATAACATTTGTCTATATTTCTATATATTTTTTAATAAATTGATGTCAAAATGATGTCAAACACAAAAAGCCCCAGGTAGTATTTACCTGGGGCTTGCCTTACGTCCACCCTCGCAAGGCTAGGGAGATAATTGGATCACCTCTTTACCGATGAATCACTACTCCGATTACTGCTCCCGCTCCCACCATCTGAGATAGGTTGCGCTGCATCCGTAGTCGTTTGATTGTTCTCTTGTCGTTGTCGATTTGCCCTTTCAATTCGGTCAATGAGTTCTGCATTTCGGACAAGGTAACTTCTTGCTTCATGGATAGCATTTTTGCTTTCATCAATTCTGTTTCCAATGTCGATATTGTATTGTGTGCTTCGGTCAATTCGTTCTTTTGCTTCATGACTAAGGTCTGAGCTTCGGTCAAGGGAACGTTGGATGCTTCGATTAAGTTCAAGGCTTTCTCGTTGTTGCTTTTCAATTCGTTCCACTGTGTTAAGGGAATCGTTATTGTTGTACCCCCCAAATCGTCCGTGGAAGATGTACCAGCAGCAAAAGACGGAGAGGAGCACAATACCAGCGATAATAATATAGCGGTAAGTAGGGTTATCAAATAATACTTTGATTTTGTCATACATTATATCCCTCCTGTGTAGTCAGTAATCCCCCTAGCGATGGCACGTACGATAGTATCAAGGTCATTAGATAGCATAGCGTGATCTTCTTCATTATCGATAAATGCCATTTCGACTAATACTGCAGTTGCGTCCGTACCATTAAGTACCCAAAGGTCATCACGTTTCTTAACGCCACGGTCTATAGTATTAATGCTGCGAATAATTTGGCTTTGAATGTCGTTTGCTAATCGTTGACCATTGAAGGACTTATACAGCGTTTCAGTTCCTCGAGCTTCCGTGTTAAACGCATTACAGTGTAGAGACACAAAGATATCTGCACCCCAAGAATCAGATTCAGAACATACTAGGCCTAAATCATCATCTTGTAGTGTACGAACTTCACATCCTGCTGTTTCCAAATAGCGAGCTAACATTTTGCCCGCATCACGTGCCACTTCACATTCACGAGTACCATATACAGGATTGACTGCGCCACTATCTAAGTTGATATCGTGGCCAGGATTAATAAATACTTTCATCGTTTATCCTCCTCTTCCAATCTATCGGGAATACCATTATTATTTCTGTCTACCCAAAGTCCTAAGAATCCTACGATGGCTGTTAAGACACTAGGTATGAATATGTGGTCAATAATATTAATGCCTACATTAATCAGCTTATTCGCTTCATCTGACACGTACCCGCTAATAAAGGACATAACATATTGAGTGACCACCAATAGAATAGGCACTAGCATAATAAATACTAGTGCCCTTGTAGCTAATATTCCTGTAGGGTGGAAGTTGGCCACCCTTACAGATTGATATGATTTTTTAATTGTATTGATGAGCTTTGGTGGAATGTTCATGTAACGCCTCCTTGATATCATCAACACGCACTTCTAAGGCTTCAACTTTTGCTGACAACAATACTTGCTTGCTCTCAGCTTTTATTCGTTCTGCGCGTGATAATTTAATCTCGTCTTTCAAATCTTTTAGCGTATCAGTTAGCACTCCCCATTTTTCTTGAAAAATAAGATTATCTTGCATCCGTTGTGAGTCTAATTGTTGTAACAATGGAATAATCAATAATCTATATCCTGCACCTGCAACAACACCCACTATTGTGAGTGTTGTTAAGATGTCATTCAACTCAAATTGCCAAGTCCACATCTATTACACCTTTCTCCAATAACCAATAATATCAATAATATAACGTGTGTTCGCTGGTACACCCCAACCCTTAACAATACGGCTGTTTCGTTCAACATAAATACTATTGTTATTTACATCAACACTTCTTTCAATTAGCCTTACTGCAACTGGCGCATTCGGTGGGAGCGATGCGACCATATTGCCATTACCGGAAGGGGTTTTTAATTTGAAATCAAAATGCAAGTATCCCCAACCTGTTAATGGGTCAAATGCTAAGTAACCTCTATCAGCACCCGGATTACTAGCTATAGCATTGCCCCATACGACTTCATATATTTCGACTGGTTGCGAAGTTACTTGTCCTCCACCGCCTGTTCCAGGGTCGCCCTTAGGTCCTTTTAATGCTAATAATTGTTCCGCCGTAAAATCAGAATACTTGAACGGTTCGCCTTTATCGCCCTTAGGCCCTTTAAGTGCATTAAGTTGGTCTTGCGTGAAGTCGGAATATTTAAACGGCTCACCTTTAGGCCCTGGTGGCCCTTGTGTACTTGATGCGTACTGATTGATTTCCGCTTTCTTAACATAATCACTTAATTCAGATTTTTGAGCGAAGGACTGCCCCTCTAGTTTATTAACATAACGAGTACTAGCATCACCTGGCGTTAACGCATATTGAGCAATCTCGTTTTTCTTAATAAAAGTACCTAAATCGTTCTTATAGGCGAATGTTTGAGAAGCCCAACCTTTTTGAGCATAATTGTTATTGGCATCTGTTTTAGATAAATAATCGTTTAACTCTGTCTTTAATGCATATTTAGGGTCTCCTAGCATAGTAAGGTAGTTTCTTATATCAACTTTTTTTAGATACAGATTATCGGCATCTTGTTTAGTTGTATAGGCTGATAAATCTACATTAGCACCAGTGCCAGGAGGACCTGGCGGTCCTTGTTCACCTCTAGGGCCTTTTAAATTCTCTAATTGTTCTTGTGTAAAATCTGAATACTTAAACGGTTCACCTTTAAGGCCATTAACTCCATCCTTACCAGGAGCACCTGGAGGGCCAGGTGGTCCTTGGATCCCCTGTAAACCCTGTTCGCCGTCAATACCATTTCGACCAGGTTCGCCTGGAGGTCCAGGAGGACCAGGAGGCCCTTGCTCTCCTGGTTCACCCTTCGGCCCTTGTAGTTTAACGATTTGAGTATTGTCTTTAACTTTGATTACTTCCTTGTCTTCGTGAATGTGTAGTTCGTCCATTATTTCCCCCTATTACTAATACCATCAACTATATTGATCTGTCCTTTTACAAGACATTTAATAGGGTGGTCGCCACTCCAAAGAAATAAATCCCATTGGTATTTACCGACTTCTAAAGCGCTTGTATCAAGCGAAAGGGTGATTTTAGATGCCTCGTCGCTTTCTAGCTCCTCAGTAGATACACCAATATCAAACTTTGCTTTATAGTCTTCGTCCGGCGAATATTTACGAACACAGGCGAACAGACTTTCACTTGCAACAACATTGTTATAACCAATGTTAAGAGAAATCACTTCCCCTTTGATTGCATTAAAGTTGTGTAGGACTGGCAGTTTCATCTTCGTGTACCTCGTCCATTAAATCATTATGGACACAGCCCTCCGTTGGGCATGTTCCGTCTTCGTTAAGCACTTCCCAGCAGTACTCACAGAATTCCATAACAGGTACTTTACTTTCTCCGATATATTTAGGCATGTTATTGTACCTCCTTAATACGAGTTACCATTTCGGTATTTAATTTGATATATTGTGCGCTAATAGCCGCAGTAGGTTTGCCCATTAATAACAATCTGCGCTGAGCCTCTTCTAAGGATTTGAAGCGTGGCTCGTATTCAGATTTAATCGCGTTAATCTTATCTTCCTTTGTAGGAACATACGGAGCAGGTTCGACAAACTTGCCGTTTATATAGAATTTACCTTTCATAAATTCATCAAGCACACTGTCGCCATCTGCAGAGTAAATATAATCCGCTGCGTCTGGCCATTCTTGTTTCGCAGTTGCTAACAACTGCTCTTGCGTTACTGTATTATCAACATAGGACGTAATTCGTTCGCCCATTTCGTTTAACACAAATACATATTGATTCATAGTCGTATCCTTTCGGAGGTGAAATTATGCGCCGTTACGCTGTTATGCTAAAACGTAGACAACGCAATACCATTACATTAAGGCAACTATTTAACGAGTGGCTGCCTATTCACTCTAATTCTATTTCTAATAGCGCTGTTAAGTCTTATCATATTGCTTTTAAACACATATCCAACATAGCGGATATGCCTATCACGGATATTCATTTTCAGCACCTTCAAAATGTGATTAATTCCATGCACGTAAAAGGACTTTCCTACTCATCTTGTAAGAAAGTCCGCACGTTACTTAATCAATTATTTAATTACGCAATCATTAAAGATTACCCTATCACTAATTACGCCTTACACTTAAATCTAGGCCCCAATATACCAACGATTCAGAGGAGAGTATTCACTCGCCAACAAATCAACAAATTATGGGCAATAGATACTTCTTATTCTCGCATGATTTTAATACTGCTCTACACAGGTCTCCGCATAGGTGAGCTACTTAATTTACGCAGGCAAGATATCAATAGGCGATCATCATACCTCATCGTGAGACACGCTAAAACAAAAGCCGGTGAAGGTCGTATCATTCCCATTCATCACCGCATCATGCCTATAATAGAGCAACTACATACTAGCGATTACCTATTCTCTGTCAGCTACACATCATTCCGTAAGCATTTCCAGGATATTATGAAGTATCTTAACTGCAAGCACACTATCCACGATACCAGGCACACATTCGCAAGTCTACTTGATGCGGTTGCACCGCCTAACGCGTTACGTTCCTTGCTAGGCCATAAACAAGGCGATATCACTACCAGGGTGTATACACACAAAACCATTCGTGAATTACGTAAAACGATAGAATTATTAAAGTAACTCCCCAGTGGGGGCTAGCTTGGTTCTTAACTCAAAATACATATTGTGATGTAACATTGCCTATCAGGTGTAATGTTTTAGTCGCAATATGTACCGACGACTCGGCGAGCATATCTACAAGAGGCGATGAGTTCTATGTGTCTTGGAACAGTGGCTTCTCAAATAATAATAGAACTTCTATACGTTTTTTAACTAACCGAGGGAATGCCGGTAACTTTACCTGGCTGTGCGTTGGACTCAGCTAATTACCTATCTCCAGTGGGGA